TGACCCGGAAGAATGCCGAAGATGTTGGAACCGCCAAGTTCCTGAAGCCAAGGCCCCAACCCCCACCATCAAGGACAGCGGAACCCGTCAGGAATTCCCCACCGGTGCCGTTCGGGACATCCAGAAAGGAAAGGGCCGGTGTGATCTGCTGCCGCTGGATGTGATTGCTGATTGCTACCGGGCAGACTTCGGCATGGAAGAACCGGAAGCCATGATTTTTGATAACATTCAGCGGTTCATGGAAACCGGGCTGCCCCATCACCTGTATAATGCCCTCGCCGAATTCATTGGAATCGCTTTCGGAAACTGTTGGTCAAATATGCTGTTGGAAGTATCCATGCACTTTGAAGAAGGTGCAGAAAAGTACGGTGAAAACAACTGGCAGAAGGGCCTCCCCGTCAAATGTTATATCAACAGCGCCGTCCGCCACTTCCTGAAGTACCTCCGGGAGGACACGGACGAACGGCATGACCGGGCATTTTGTTGGAACGTCCTGTGCGCGATCTGGACGGACAAGCACAAACCCGAACTGAATGAGTACGGGAAAAAGCTTTGCTCCGTTTGCGGTACCGTCATTCCCGACCATGACAACGAATGCCCGAATTGCCGGGTTTTCACCGGCACACCTGATTTTGACCCTGATACCCTTATGGGAGAATACGAGGAGGAAAATGAATAATGCTTGAGATTACCAAAACCGTTTTACCTTCCCCCGAACAGTGGGAAATCATCATTGAAGGTATGCGGAACCCTATGAACAGTTGGGATAAAATGGACAGTTACCCGGCAGTTGACTGCGGCAAATGCGGCAGAATCGAAAAGTATGGATCCTGTGAACCGGACAAGCATTGTTCCCGGCAGCATGAATGCTTCCACCTGGGCGATGTTGACCATGACCTCATGTTGCGTCTTGCCAAGGGTGGCCCCGTCCATGGCAAATACCGCCGCATGATTCCCGTCATGTTCACCGTAACCGCCCCGACATTCTGGTGGATTGAATTCGACACCTACAAGGTGGGAACTGTCCGCAATTCCTGTTCCAAGATGCACAAAATCCATGTGGAACCCTTCAGCCTGGACAACTTTGCCCATGAAGGTTGTGACGAAGTCCCCGAAGCCATGGAAACCCTGAAGAACACCATTGAACGGCTTGAATGGCTCCGTCAGCGGTTCAATAAAACCCAGGAAAAGCGGTATTGGCGCGCCCTTCTGGAATTGCTGCCCCATGGCTACATGATGAAAGCCACCATTTCCCTGAACTATGAAGTTCTTCACAACATCTACCATGGCCGCCGCAACCACAAGGTTGTCGAATGGCACACCTTCTGCGACTGGATTGAAAAGCTGCCCTATTCTGAAATCATCACCGTTGGAGGTTGATCATGCCCCGCGGAAAACAAAAGACCTATTCTATCACCCCGAAGGGCATTGCATGGCTTGCTCTGCATGAAGCCGGCATAAACGTTTCTGTTGATGAACCTGCCTTTCATGCCTTTTGGGACAAGTTCACCGCACTGCTGACACAGCACGGTTATACGCTTCCGGACATTCCAGTGCCGGCACCCATCAACCTGCAGGACGATAACTTTGGCACCATGCTGAACTGTGCCGTTCGCTATGCCCTGGGCCGCCGGACATACATGCCCAGCTTGGTGATTGGTTTCATCACACCTTTGCTTCCCAAACTGTCCTCAAAAACAGTCTGGTGCTTTGACCAAGATGTAACCGATGCCAAGTATACCGGCGGTTATGGCGACCATTGCGATGAAAAGGATTGGCTGCGGTTCCGTGAAGCTGTCCGGGCAGAACGAACCCGGCGCGGTGAAGAACTGTATAAATCACATTGGGAGGGCTGAATATGTTTGGTTATATCTTGACTGCTGTTGTCAGTTCCGCCATCACAATTGTTGTCATGGCCTGTTTTCAGGTGGCAAAGGATCCCATTGAAGAAATTCAGCAGATTCATCCGCCACAGTTCACAGCCGAAACGGGTGCCGTGCGGAATGTATGGTGTGAATGTTTCGTGAATGATGAAGAATTGAACAATCCGGAACCCTACGTTCGGGAACTTGTTCAATACCGCCTTATGGAAAAACTTTCGGAACAGCTATGGCCATTCGTTTCCGTTTCCCGGTTTGATGATAGACAGCATTTCCGTTCCGGTTTCCTTGCAAACATCAAAATCCTCGACACGGGAGCAAGAAACCCCATTGACAAGGGGGACAAGCTATGGAAATCCTGAAAATCGTTAAAACGCTGCAGGAACCTGGCTTTGTCCTTCTGAATTATAAGATGGGCGCAGAATTTGCCCAAGCCGTAGAGGACGCGGTTTCCCTTCTGATTGCCCAGGGTGAACGCATCGCCGATCTGGAGGACAAGCTTGAAAAGCTCAATGCCACCGGCTTGACCCCGGAAGACATTGCATTTTTCCAGAGTCCCAAAATGGTGGAGGTCTGCAAGCTTATCAATTCCGCTGTTAAAAGGGGTGCTTTATGAAAAGTCCCCTGAACCGGAAGCAGCGCCGAAAGGCCGGTATCACCGAAAAGCCCAAGACCTACAACATGACGGAGGCACAGATTGAGAAAATCAAGGCTGACGCCATCCGGGAAGCAAACGCGGAAATTCAGCGGTTACGGGCTGAAAATGAATCGCTGCGCCTGATCCTGATGAAACGGAAAGCCGAAATCATGGCAAAGGCCGTGCATGACGCGTTCATGCTGTTCATGTCCATCCCCATTATGGTTCTGCATGACAAGTTCGGCTTTGGCAAAATCCGTTTTGACCGGTTCATTCACTATGTTCTGGTTTGGTATGAATCCGTGCAGAGCGGAGAAACCGCCATTGAACACATTGTGGAAATCGCGGAAAACGTTTCCGGTATTAAACTTTTGAAGGAGGTTCCACATGACGCATGAAACCCTTGCCGCGCTGATTACCCGGAACGAGTATGGAAAGGAAATCAGCGCATACCTCGAAGATGAAGCGAAGAAAGACGGCCTTGTTGCGGTTTTCGGATATTCTGATGATTGCATGGAATTTAGGGGTGCCATCGATGCTGAAGTGGGAGCCTATGAGGGCGGCACTGTTTTCATCACGCAAAGCGGCCAGCTTCTTCCTGAACCTGAATGTGGCACAGAAAACTGTCCGTTTTTTCAAGCCGCAAAGGCAGCAAGCAAATCCATCAAGGCCATTTGGCATGACGATGGTGGCCCTTGCTGGACATACGAAACGGACATTCCCCACAGCACATTTGATGTCTTTGAAAACGGTGAATTGTACTGCGTTGGTATCGTTTTCACTGTAAACCACCTGAGTTTATAATAATCTGAAAGGATGATGCAATATGTTTATTTCCCGAAAGAAGTATGAAGCAGACCTCGAAAAGGCATTCCAGGACGGCCGTGAATCGGTGTTTGAACAGCGGCGTATGGATGACTGCATGAGAGAGGTTCACATCCGCATGGACGAAATGTCCAAGCGCCTTTCCCGTATGGAAGAAGCACACCGCCCTGTAAAAGCCTATCCCACGGCGGAAGAGGTTACCTTCACCGCCTGTTCCCCTTGCCGCTGTTTCTGATGTGGAGGGCTTGCCGTAGATGCTGAATCATATCACCATCATGGGCCGCCTTGTCCGCGATCCTGAGTTGCGGCGCACCGGCAGCGGCATTGCGGTTGCTTCCTTCACCCTGGCGGTTGACCGTGATTTCGGGCCGAAGGACGGCGGTGAAAAAGAAACCGACTTCATTGATTGCGTTGCATGGCGCAATACCGGCGAATTCGTTTCCAAGTATTTCACCAAAGGCCGTATGGCTGTTGTGTCTGGCCGTCTGCAGATTCGCAAGTACACCGACAAGGACGGCAATAACCGCCGGGCTGCTGAAATCATTGCCGACAATGTTTATTTCGGTGATTCCAAACGGGATGCAACCGACAATAATGTCGGCCACACCGCCACCCCTGCAAATAACTATGTGCCACCCGTTCAGCCTGATGCCGGTGATTTTGCATTGCTGGACGATGATGATGCACAGTTGCCCTTCTGATTCTGGAGGTGTTGCTGATTGTATTGGAAGCGCGACGCCATTGAATGCCTGAAAGAATACAACGCAAAGAACATAAGCGTCCATAACCTGCAGGACGAGATTGCCGAACTGACCGCACGAAAGAACGGTATCCGAAGCGCAACCGGTGACGCCACACCCGTCAAGGGCGGTGGCAATGGCCGGGAGGATGCCATGATCAACAGCATGGTACGGTTGGAACGACTGCAAACCAACCTCCGCGAGGTAAAGCGTTGGGTTGCCCGGATGGAACGCGGCCTTTCTTCCCTGAATGAAGAAGAAATGAAGCTGCTGACACGGTTTTATATCACACCTGAAAAGGGAGCCGCTGACCGTCTGGCAACGGAATTGTCTTGTGATGTGAAAACCGTATATCATCGCAAAGACCGTGCCCTCCGGAAGTTCACCATTGCAATGTATGGTTGCGTTGAAAGTTGAGAATTGATTGGGTTGTAATATACCAAATCTGTGGTATCATGGCCCAAATGGACAAGCACAGCAAACCACCCGAGGATTATTCCCCGGGTGGTTATTTTTATGCCCGGGGGGTGTTATTGCATGGCAACCAAGCGCAACAGGCCAGACAAAGACGGCACCCACCGCCTTGCCTTTGACCGGAACAAAAAGAAGATATACGCAACGCAAACGTGTTGTGGCATCTGCGGCAAGCCTGTTGATTTCGACAAGAGGTATCCACACCCATTGTCCCCATGTATTGACCACATCATTCCTGTGGCAAAAGGCGGCCACCCTAGTGACATAGACAATCTGCAGCTGGCGCACTGGACTTGTAACAGACAGAAATCCGACAAGCTGTTGAAACCCACCAGCAAGGCGCAGGAGGAACAAACGCTTTCAAACAGGGTTCTTCCCCTTGCTTGCGATTGGGCGGCGTACCGCAGCAGCTGAAGGGGGCCAGACCCCCTCCCCGGGGTGCTTCTGACCTTCCCCGGACGTACTGGGAATATTTCTCGCTGAGAACTTTTTATGTAAACCAAAGGAGGAAACATGGCGCAGTATAAAGGCATGGTGTACCTTCGGAATCTGCTTTCTATGAAGCGGTTACGGATTCAGAAGCGGTACAAATACTATGAAATGAAAAACGGGGTTGAGTATTTCCGCACCCTGATTCCACCCGAATTCATGTACATGAGTGGGGTTCTGGGATGGTGCGGCAAAGCGGTTGACAGTCTGGCAGACCGGCTCTGTTTCCGGGAATTCCAAAACGACAACTTTGATATGAACACCATATTCAGGATGAACAACAGCGATATTCTGTATGACAGCGGCATTTTGGGCGCGCTTATTGCTTCATGTTCTTTCGTTTACATTACCCCGGATATTGATGGCTTTCCCCGTCTGCAGATCATTGACGGCAGCGATGCCACCGGAATCGGTGACCCCATCACGGGTTTGCTTTCCGAAGGTTACGCGGTTATCAGCCGCAAGGAAAACAAGGAGCCTGACATTGAGGCATATTTCGTTCCCTTCGCAACGGAATACTACCAGAATGGGCGGTTGATCAGACGGGACAACCATAAAAGCCCTTACCCCCTGTTGGTTCCCATTGTTTTCAGACCTGATGCAAAGCGGCCTTTTGGCCATTCCCGGATTTCCCGTGCTTGCATGTCCCTCCAGCAGGGCGCATTGCGCACCCTGTTACGGTCTGAAGTAAGCGCGGAATTTTACAGCTTCCCACAGCGGTACATTACCGGCCTTGCAAATGATTCTGACGATGGTTCTGATGCTTTTGAAGCATGGAAAGCAACAATGTCCAGCTTTCTTTCCTTCACCAAGGACGAAGATGGCGGCAGCCCCCATCTGGGCCAGTTCAGTCAGCAAAGCATGGCACCATACACGGAACAGCTTCGGACGTTTGCCGCACTTTTTGCAGCTGAAACCGGCCTGACCATCGATGACCTTGGCTTTGTTACGGACAATCCGTCCAGCGCCGAAGCAATTAAGGCATCGCATGAAAACCTCCGGCTTATCGCCCGGAAAGCGCAACGAACTTTCGGCAGCGGTTTTCTGAATGTGGGCTATGTTGCCGCGTGTGTTCGTGATAACTTCCCGTTTAAGCGTGAACAGTTCTATTTGACCGCGCCCATCTGGGAGCCTGTCTTTGAACCTGATGCCGCCATGCTGTCCAGTATCGGCGATGGCGTGGGCAAGATCAACCAGGCGGTTCCCGGTTATTTCAACGAACACAACCTCAGTGTTTTGACCGGCATTCAACCCGGTAAATAAGGGGGCCGCACATGGAAGATATTGCACCCGGCCTGTTGGAAAAGATTCGGGCATCATTCGCCGAATCAATCAGCAAGAACACCACCATTGCCCAGCTGCGGCAAGCCATTCAGAACGGCACGGCCACCTATATCGAAGCGGAGGAATTCGCTTATGAGGTAGGCGTTGCGTTGTCTGAAGCTTTTTCCCTTCACCTGTCTGCAAGTGTTCTTCCTGAAGGAAAATTGCATTTCAACATCGCCGAAAAGGTTTTGCGCCCCATGTTTGAGGATGACCACAAAATGGTGTCCGAAATCGCAACACAGGTGCAAACCGCGCTGAATCTGAAAGCCGGTATTCGCATCAAGGCCCAAACCGCAAAGTTGGACATTGACCGCATTGAGGGGTTTATCAACAAGCTTTCCGTTGCTGAAAACTTCGATGATGTGGCGTGGGTACTTCGTGACCCGGTTGTGAATTTCTCACAGTCGGTTGTTGAATCCGTTCTGAAAGCAAATGTGGATTTTCAGGGCAAGGCAGGTTTGCGGCCCAAGATCATCCGAAAGGCTGAACGGAAATGCTGTGAATGGTGTAATTCCCTCGCAGGTGAATACGATTACCCCGATGTTCCTGATGATATTTACCGCCGGCATGAAAACTGCAGGTGTACGGTGGACTATGACCCCGGCACAGGACGGCGGCAGAACGTACACACAAAACAATGGAGATAAAAAGGGAGGGTTTTTATGGACGAGCCACGCAAAGGCCGCCAAACCCCCACCCAGTCGGTTGTTTTACCTTATTCCTTAAGCTACGGACAGGAAGCAATTGACCTGTATAATTCCACCGGCAGAATTGCCCAGGAATGGCAGGAACTTCTTATGTTCGATATTCTTGCCGTCAATGAGGACGGTTTGTGGGTTCACACCAAATACGGCTATGCAGTTCCACGGCGTAACGGTAAAAACGAAATCGTTGCAATCCGGGAATTCTATGGCCTTGAACATGGTGAAAGGATCCTGCATACCGCCCACAGAACAACCACCAGCGCCGCCGCGTCCAGACGTTTGGCGGCGCTTCTTGATGCTGCCGGTTATATCGAAGTCACACGCATCAAAAAGGGCGAAAAGTATGATAAACATTACACCTATTCCAAGCAGCTGGGCCTTGAAAGGATTGTTCTGCTTGGCGAAGGTGGCGGCACCATTGATTTCCGTACCCGTTCCTCAAAGGGCGGCCTTGGCGAAGGTTTTGACCTCCTTGTTATAGACGAAGCCCAGGAATATACGGATGATCAGGAAAGCGCCCTGAAATATGTGGTTACGGACAGCCGCAACCCCCAAACCCTGTTTTGTGGAACACCACCCACAACGGTTTCGTCTGGCACGGTGTTCCTGAAAATGCGAAACAACGCCCTGCAAGGCGAAACGGTCAACACCGGTTGGGCTGAATGGTCTGTTGATACCATGACCGACCCCAGGGATAAAGAGGCATGGTACGAAACAAACCCGTCCTTGGGAACCATCTTCACGGAACGTTCCGTTTTGGATGAAGTTGGCTCCGACCCCGTTGATTTCAATATTCAGCGCTTGGGTTTGTGGCTGAGATATAACCAAAAGTCAGCAATCAGCAAGGCAGAATGGGAAGAACTGCAGATTCAGGCCCTTCCCAAGCTGACCGGCAAGCTGACGGTTGGCATCAAATACGGCAAAGATGGTGACAGTGTCGCGATGTCCATTGCAGTCCGCACCAACGATGCAAAAATACTTGTTGAGGCAATCGACTGCCGCCCGGTAAGTGCCGGCGATGGTTGGTTGCTTGATTTTTTGTCCAAAGCCGATATTGACACCGTTGTGGTTGACGGTGCCAACGGGCAGCAACTACTTGCCGCCGGCATGAAGGAAAGGAAGCTGAAAGCGCCGCTTTTGCCTACGGTCAATCAGATCATTCTTGCCAACTCCACATTTGTGATGGAGGGAATGACAAAGCACCGCTTGTGCCACATGGGGCAGCCGTCCCTTGTGCAGATCGTAAGCAACTGCGAAAAACGCGCCATTGGCTCCAACGGCGGTTTTGGCTACAAGTCCATTTTGGACGGGGCAAAAATCGAACTTATGGAAAGCATGATTCTGGCTTTCTGGAAGTGCAGCGAAAAGAAGGTAAAACAGAAGCAAAAAATCCGATACTAACGGGTTCGCCCGTAGTAAATAAATTACCGATACCACCGGGTAAGTGGGGAAAGGAACACAATATGTCTTTTAATCCTATCAACACGCAGGAAGAATTTGACGCAGCTATCCGCGAGCGCCTCCAGCGCGAACGGGAAAAGTATGCCGATTATGATTCCATCAAGGCCGAGAACGGCACCCTCAAGAATCAGGTTACCACCCTGACCGGCGAAAAGGAAGCTTTGGAAAAGCAGGTGAAGGGCCACGCCACCGCTGCGGTTAAAATGCGGATTGCCCAGGAACTGAACATTCCCACTTCCATGGCCGACCGTCTGACCGGTGAAACCGAGGAGGACATCCGGAAGGATGCCGAAGCTATGGCCACCATTTTCAAGACCGCACAGGGAGCCGCACCCCTGTACAATCCCAACACTCAGCCCCCGGCAAATAACAATGATGCTGCCATGGCTGAAATGCTTCATTCTTTGAGAGGAGAATAATGAATTATGCCTAACAAGTCCACTATGAACGGTATGTTCCCTGCGTCCGTTGTTAAGGAGATTTTCTCCCTGGTCAACGGCCATTCCACCATCATCAAGCTGGCAAAGCAGATGCCCGTTGCTTTCAGCGGCAACGATATTTTCACTTTCAACCTGGATGGTGAGGTTTCCATCGTTGGTGAAGGTGAGCAGAAGCCCGCCGGTTCCGCTGTTCTGACCCCCGTCCGGGTGAAGCCCCTCAAGGTCATTTATCAGCACCGTCTTTCTGACGAGTTCCTGCGCGCTTCCGAGGAAAAGGCCCTGGCAATGCTGGCCGCTTTCAAGGACGGTTTCGCCAAGAAGATCGCAAGCGGTATCGACATCATGGCTTTCCATGGTGTGAACCCCAAAGACCTGGCAGCTTCCGAAGCTATCGGCACCAACCATCTGGACACCGTTGCTTCCGTCACCTATACCGACGGCAAGCCCGAGGAAGCCCTGAATGATGCCGTTACCCTGATCGGTGATTTCGATGTTACCGGCTATGCGCTGTCCAAGGCCATGGGTACCGCCCTGGGCAACTACAAGGAAAACGGCATTTCCCAGTATCCCGAGTACAAGCTGGGCGGCAATCCCGGCACCCTGGGCAAGACCGCTGCAGATGTCAACTCCACCGTCAGCAAGGGCAATGCCAATGCCATGGCTTACGTTGGCGATTTCGCCCATGCTTTCCGTTGGGGCTATGCTGATCAGATCCCCATGGAAGTCATCCAGTATGGTGACCCCGATGGTCAGGGTGACCTGAAGCGTACCAACGAAGTCGTTCTGCGTGCTGAAACCTGGGTGGGTTGGGGCATTCTGAACAAGGCCGCGTTTGCCCGTATCCTGAAGGGGGCATAATTCGTGTATACTTACAAGAATTCCGTTACCGGCGTAACCATCACCACTTTTGGCAAGGTTACCGGCGGCAACTGGGTGCAGGTTGAGAAAAAGGCCAAAGCAAAAGCTGCGGCCCCCAAGGATGAAAAGGAGCCTGACTAAAAATGGAGCCATTTGCAACGCTTGCTGATATCGACAATCTTTGGCGGCATTTGACCGCTGAGGAGTCTATTCGTGCTGAAGCGTTGCTGAAAGTGGTCAGTAATTCACTGCGGTATGAAGCCCGGAAGGTTGGCAAGGATCTGGACATCATGTGCAATAACAGTCCGTATTTGCGTGATGTTGCCAAATCCGTGACCGTGGATGTGGTTGCCCGTACCCTTATGACATCAACTGACCATGAGCCGATGACTCAAATGACACAAAGCGCCGGTGGCTATAGTGCCACCGGCACTTTTCTTGTGCCGGGTGGTGGCCTTTTCATCAAGAAAAGCGAACTTGCCCGTTTGGGTTTGCGGCGGCAGCGCATGGGGATTATCAATTTCTATGACCCCAGGCACGACAGTTTCGGAGGGTTGTACTGATGATTGCAAGCATGATTCAGGGCATCCCCGTTATCCTGTACCAGACAGTCAAAACCGGCGTTGATGCTTTCAATGCCCCGGTTTATTCTGAGGATCCTGTCACCGTTGAAAACGTTCTTGTTTGCCCTGCCAATACAGAGGCCATTGTCAGCGGCGTCCAGTTATATGGAAAGCACGCTGTTTATGAACTTTGTATTCCCAAAGAAGATTCCCACGATTGGGAAGATAAAACCGTTGAGTTCTTCGGACAAAAATGGCGCACTTTCGGATTTCCGCAGCGGTGGATTGATGAAAATGTACCGCTTTCGTGGAATCTGAAAGTGATGGTGGAACGGTATGGCTAAAAAGGACTTTGAATGGGACTTTGAAGCTGCCGGCAATTTGATGCTGCGTTCCCCGGAGATTTCCGCAGTGTGTGAAACTGAAGCGGAACGCATGACAATTGCAACCGGCGTTGAATACGTTCCGGATGTTTACATGGGCCGAAACCGTGTAAGGGCTGGCGGCTTTCAGATCGGAGGAAATGACGAATGATTGAAACCGTTGTGAAAGATTTCATGGAATCATACCTCCCTGTTCCGGTTTTTATGGAATACCCAAAGGAACCGCACAGGCGCTTTGTAGTATTACGCAAATCAGGTGGCACACGGGAAAACCTCCTTGATTCTGCCACCTTTGTTGCTGATTCTTACGCTGAATCCATGTTTGAAACTGCCAAGCTGAATGAACAGGTTGTTGCCGCATTTGATAGCTTGACCGATTTGGATACTGTCAGCAGTTCAAAGCGTGGCGGTGACTACAATGTTCCCGATACCCAAAACAAACGCTATCGTTATCAGGCGATATGCGTTGTGACTTATTACTGAAAGGAGTACCTAAATGGCAAATACCGCAACCAACGTGACCGCCGGTAAGCCCAAAAAGGGCGGCCATGCGTATCGTGCGCCCCTTGGCACCAAACTGCCCACCAGCGCAACCGAAACGCTTGACACCGCTTTCAAAAGCCTGGGCTATTTTTCCGAGGACGGTCTGACCAACGCCAACAGCCCCACCTCCGAAAAGCTGAAAGCATGGGGCGGTGATACGGTTTTGAACTTCCAGACCGAAAAGCCCGATACTTTCAAATTCAACATGATTGAAGCCCTGAACATTGACGTTCTGAAAGCCGTATACGGTGACGCCAATGTTACCGGTGACCTGACCGCCGGCATTCATATCAGGGCCAACAGTGACGAACAGGTTGACTGTAGCTGGGTGTTTGATATGGTGCTGAAAAACGGCGTTGCCAAGCGCATCGTTGTTCCCTGTGCTTCCGTGACCAACGTGGAGGAAATTGTCTACAAGGACAACGCGCCCGTTGGCTACAACACCACCATTTCCGCTGTTCCTGATGAGGGCGGCGATTACCACCATGAATATATCATTTCCACCGCCGCCGGCGCTTCTGCTGCTTCCGTTTCTCATGAGGAGGGCGAACCTGCCGCGGCTGACCCTGATACCACCGAGGAGGGCGCTGAATAATGGCTGAACTGATTAAGGGCAAGACCGCTGCCGGTTTTGCGTTTGAAGTTGACCCCGATGCCCTGAACGATATGGAGCTGATGGAAAACATTGCAGACGTCGGGAGCAACCCCACCCTGCTGCCCAAGGTAATCCGTACCGTTCTGGGTGATGACCAGAAAAAGGCATTCTATGAACATTACCGCAACGAGAACGGCAAAGTTCCCGTTGATGTTATCAGCGCCGCCTTTGTGGAAATTCTGTCCGCAAACAATCAGGGAAAAAACTGATTGCCCTCGCCGGCATGATTTCTGCAGATCGTGACGCGTTGCTTTGCGATTTTGCAGAAACGTACGGGATATACGATTTTAGGGCGTTGCCGGTTTCCACGCTGGCAACGCTCGCAGTCGGTTTGAGGGATGATTCCCGTATCAAAATGAAAATGCACGGCACGAAAATTTCCCGGACCGAAACGCTTCTGGCCGCAGCCGTTGACCGGCTTTCCATGCTTTGGTGGGCAAAGACTGAGGACGGGCGCAACAATGCGAACCGCCCGAAATCCATGCTTTCCATCCTTATCGGGGATCCTGAAATTCAGGAAAGCAACAATGTGGAAGCTTTTGAAAGCGGCGATGAATTTGAATCTGCGTGGGAACGCATCACGGGGGTGAAACATGGCTAAAAACCAAATTGCAACTGCGTATGTGCAGGTTGTCCCCTCCATGGAAGGTGTTGCCACAAAAGTACGCAGTGCATTTTCTGAAGCTGGTAACAGTTCCGGCAGTATCTTCGGCACCAACCTTGTCAGCCGTGTGAAAACCATGGTTGCAACTGCCGGCATTGGCAAGGCAATCGGTGACGCTATTTCTTCCGGTGCAGACCTGCAGCAAAGCCTTGGCGGTATTGAAACGCTATTCAAGGATAGTGCGTCCATCGTAACCCAATATGCAGATCAGGCGTTTTCAAGCGCCGGTTTGTCTGCAAACAGGTACATGGAAACCGTCACAAGCTTTTCGGCAAGTCTGATTTCCAGCCTTGGCGGTGATACCGCCAAGGCTGCTGAAGCAGCAAACAGCGCTTTGGTGGACATGGCCGACAATGCCAATAAAATGGGCACCCAAATGCAGGATATCCAAAATGCGTATCAGGGCTTTGCAAAGCAAAACTATACCATGTTGGATAATTTGAAATTGGGATACGGCGGCACCAAAGCTGAAATGGAACGGCTCCTTGCCGACGCTGAAAGGCTGTCAGGCATAAAGTACGACATTTCAAACCTTTCTGACGTCTATTCTGCAATTCATGTCATTCAGGAAGAACTTGGCATTGCCGGTGCTACAGCTGACGAAGCTGCCACCACCATCACCGGTTCTTTCAACGCAATGCAAGCCGCCGCAAGCAATCTGATTGCAAACCTTGCATTGGGCCGGGATATTTCCCAGTCCCTGCAGGATTTGGCTGACACAACCAAGGTTTTCCTTGTTGACAACTTCATTCCTGCGGTTGGCAATATCTTTGCCGCGCTTCCTGAACTGATTGGTACCTCCTTCAGCACTGCCGCCGACCTCATTGGCGCGGAACTGTCTGCAAAGGTGCCTGAACTGGCTTTCATCTTTGAAAACCTTGAAACCGTTGTTATTTCCCTGACCGCCGCAATGGTAGCATACAAGGCCGCAACCGCAATTTCCAGTGTGATCGATGCTTTACGGGCAGCAACCGAAGGGCAGACCATTGCACAAACCTTGCTGAATGCGGTAATGAATGCAAACCCCTTCGTTCTGATTGCCACACTTCTGGCCGGTGTAACAGCTGCCGTCATCACGTTATGGAATACAAACGAAGGATTCCGAAGCGCAGTCACCAGCGCATGGGAAAACGTCAAAAGCACGGTTTCTGCAGTTGTTGACGCCCTTGTTGGATTCTTCACGGGAACTGTACCCAATGCAATCAATACGCTTGTCACTGGCGTCACAAGCATTCCGGGAAAGATTTCCAGCATATTCCAAAATTTCAGTTGGGGTTCCATCGGCTCCAATATTATCAGCGGTATTGCCCGTGGTATTTCTTCCGGTGCAAGTGCCATCGTTTCTGCTGCCCAGTCTGCAGCACGCGCCGCGCTGAACGCCGCAAAACGATTTTTGGGCATTGCGTCCCCTTCCAAGGTCATGCGTGATCAGGTTGGTAAATTCATACCCGAGGGCATGGCTATCGGTATCGAAGCCAATACCAAGCCCCTGCAGGATGCCATGCACGACCTGTCCGACCTGACCACAAGCACCATTCAGGGTGATTTGTCCAGGGGCAACGCAACCACCGGCGTGCCTGTTTCCAATACCGGCAACGTTTACGGAAACAGCACTTTCACCATCAACGTTTTTGCATCCGATAACATGGATGTGGACGAACTGGCCGAAACTGTTATGCAGAAAATCCAGTTTGCAGTAAGTCAGAGGGAGGTGTGCTTTGCATAATGAAAACTGAAACCCGATTCACAGATGGCTTGTTCAGCTACGACATGCACCGGAACCATAACAACGAAAGTTTTCGTTTTGGTGATGTTCGCAGCCTGGATTATGGCATTTATCTGACCGGCATTTCCATCGGCGGCACACCTGAAAGGGATCTTTCGTATATGCCCGTTGCTGGGCGCAATGGTGATTTGTTAATTGACAACAAGCGTTGGAAAAATATTGACATTACATATCATTGTGCCATTGCAACCGACTTTGCAGAAAGGTTTGACAGGTTCAAAAATGACCTGTTGCAGCAAACCGGGTATCAGCGACTTTCTGATACCATTTACCCCGATGTTTTCCGAATGGGTGTTGTGCAAAAGGCCATTACACCTGAAACCATGCGGCTGAACAGGACAGGCAAGTTTGACGTTGTCTTTAACTGCAAGCCGCAGCGGTTCCTTGTGGAGGATACCTACCCCACCACGCTGACCGCCGACAACATCGATGCTGAAACGGGCGCCGCTTCCTTCTGGAATACAAGCGGCCAACCTGCGCGGCCCCTTATCACTGTATATGGAACCGCCCCCGGCACGCTGACAATTGGAACTGTCACTGTGAAGATTCTGGCTTTGACCGATTTTATCACAATTGACTGTGACCTGATGACCGCATACCGTCAAGTTGGTGACGCTGCAGCAGAAAACAAGAACGCTGATATCTATGCCCCGGATTTCCCAGAATTGGGCCTGGGTAAAAACCTTATCAGCTGGACGGGTGGTATCACACAGGTTGATATCACACCACGGGGGTGGATGTTATGAATCTGGTTTTACATCCTGATACCGCCACGACGTTTGAAAACAATGGCATCGGTGTTCTGACCGATGCCATTACCTCAAAGGTTGTTCGCGAATTAAACGGTCAGTATGAACTAATGCTGAAATACCCTGACACGGGTTTGCACGCTGCGTTCATTACTGACCGTTGTATTATTATGGCAAAGCCTGACCCTGTTACGGATCCACAGCCGTTCCGAATTTACCGCGTGAACCCTGTCAGCAAAGGCACCATCACCGCATACGCCCGTCATATTGCATACGACACCATGGGTATACCCTGTGCGCCGTTCACCGCTGCAAGCTGTGCGGACGCCGTCAGGAACCTTTCTGTGAATGCCGCCACCGATTGCCCATTCGTTTTTTCTACGGATAAAACAGTTTCCGGCAGCCTGACAGTGGACGTCCCGAAATCCATCTGGAACATCATGGGCGGTTCAGCCGGTTCCATTCTGGACAGGTATGGCGGTGAATATGACTTCGATATGTTCCGGATTGCCCTGTATACCCGGCTTGGTGCTGACCGTGGTGTTTCCATTCGCTACGGAAAGAATCTCAGCACCTTGGAACAGGACAGGAATTGTGCCACTGTTTACACGGGCGTTTTCCCGTTTTGGAAACCATACGAGGGCGATGTTATCATGCTGCCCGAAAAAATCATTCACGCTGCTGGCACCTACAATTTCACCCGTATTTATCCGCTTGACCTTTCCCAGCGGTTTGATGTGGCACCCACGGAGGAACAGCTTCGGGAAGCCGCTGAAAACTACATTGTCAACAACAACATCGGTGTTCCTGATATTTCGTGGACAGTGAAGTTCGTTCAGCTGGAACAAACCGAGGAGTATAAAGGCGCGGCGCTTCTGGAACGGGTTCTGTTGGGCGATACCGTTTCTGTGGTATTCCCCCGGATGAATGTGAATGCGTCTGCCCGTGCTGTCAAAATTGACTTTGACCCGATTTTGGAACGTTACAACAGCGTTACCCTGGGCAGAGTCAAAAGCGACCTTGCAACCACCATCGTCAAGCAGCAACAGGAAATCAGCAAAAAGCCGTCCGCACAGGACATGACAAGCATTATCAATGACAAGCTTTCTGTTACTATCCCCGGCATCACCGGCGGCGCCGTCCGTCTGCTAGATACCAACGGGGACGGAAACCCGGATGAATTGTACATTGCTGATAATGCTGACCCGGCCCTCGCTGTGAAGGTCTGGCGATTCAACTATGAAGGTTGGGCAGCTTCCAAAACCGGCTATAATGGCCCGTATATTTTCGGCGCAACGCTGGAAGATGGGCTGTTGGCAAACTTTGTGACCGCCGCCCAGCTGATTGCCGGCACCATCCAAAGCCAAGACGGTGAAACATTCTTCCTCGATTTGGATAACGGAGTTCTGCAGATCAAGGCCATGACCGACATGGAAAACGATATTGACGGACTTGATAAAGCTATTGCGGAGCAATCTGCTGAATTTGATGTCATGTCAAAGGAAATTTCCATGAAGTTCACAACGGTGACCGAACAGGTTCAAAACGTTGACGGCCAAATGCAGACCAAGTTCAATGAACTGTATAAATACATCAAGTTTTCCGGCGAAACAGCCATCATCATCGGTTCCGGTGATAATGCAATTACCCTGGAACTTGACAACGAAACAGGCATTGTTTTCAAAAAGAACGGTGTGCAGTTCGGTTTGTGGGACGGCGAAAACTTCTATACCGGCAACATCATCATTGGCGTCAATGAACGGGCGCAGTTCGGCAATTTTGCTTTTGTTCCCCGTTCTGATGGCTCCCTGAGTTTCTTAAAGGTGGGTGGATAATGGCAAGTGGCACCATAAAATTGACATCAACCAAAGCGTGGCGCGGTGAAATCAAGTGGAGTTCCACCGCCAATACCGCCGGAAATTATTCTGATGTTTATGTATATGCCAGCATGTGGAAAACTGACGGCTATCTGACATCAAGTAATAGCTACACAAGCGGCACCATCACCATTGACGGTGAATCGTATAAACTGACCGGTTATCAGGAATTCGAGGACGCGGTTTGCATCTATGAAGATACCGTGCGTATCTACCATAGCAGCGATGGCACAAAATCCATTAGCATTAGCCTTTCCTGTAAAGGTCAGGCAAGCACATCGCTTTCCGGTTACACACTGGACGGCAGCGGCACCGCAGTGCTTGACACCATTGTGCGTTCTGCCACTTTGGATGTGGATGACGGCACCCTTGGAACTGAACAGACCATTGCCATCAATTCTGATTCCAGCAGTCTGACATATACCGTCAAGTATAGCTGCGGAACAAAATCTGGAACCATTTGCACCAAAAGCAGCAGCAAAAGTATAAAATGGACGCCGCCGCTGACCCTGGCTGAAGAAAATACAACCGGCGGCAGCGTCAGCGTGAAACTTTCACTGACAACCTATTCCGGAAGCACTTCTGTCGGCACTGACAGTGAAACAATTCAGTGTGATATCCCGGAATCTGTAAAGCCGTCTTTTGACGCTGAATTCACTGATGCTGCCGGCTTTCTGGATGATTATGGCACCTTCATTCAGTCATTATCAAAGCTTCACACTGTTGTTACTGCAACCGGTTCGTATGGTTCGACAATCAAGGGATACAAAATAACAGCAAACGGCGAAACGTTCACCACCGCCGAAAGTACAACGGGCGTCCTGACATCCTCCGGGGATATCACGGTTCAGATCGTTGTTACAGACAGCAGAGATCGAACAGCAGAGTCCGATTTCACGGTGAATGTTACCGCCCACACTTTGCCTGTTGTGTCCTCCTTAAGCGTTCACCGTTGTGACAGCACCGGCAAAGAAAATGATCAGGGTGCATATGTTCAAGTAACATTTTCGGCCAGTGCGGATCCGTTTGATTCCAAAAATACCGTTGCTTACAAGCTTGAATATAAGAAATCAAGCGCGGCAAGCTATACGGTTGTGAATCTGACGGCATACAAAAACAATTTCGCCATTTCCGGAAAAACGTACATCTTCAGCGCAGACACCGGCTCTTCCTATGATGTCAGATTGACCGTGACGGACTCTTTCAGTGTTGTCAGCAAGTCCACCACGGCCAGCACCGCCGCCACCATCATGCACTTTAAGGCGAACGGCAAGGGCCTGGGCCTGGGCAAAGTCGCGGAAGTTGACAACGCCATCGACGTCGGTTGGCCTTTCCAAATGAATGGCCACACTGTCACGGGATTGCCTACCCCCACAAGCGACAGTGACGCCGTCCCGAAAAGCTTTGTCAGCGAGCAGATACAGAATGTCAAAGACGAGGTAATATCACTGTCGGATGTGTACCCCATCGGTGCAATTTACATTTCCACTGTTGCGACAAGTCCGGCCTCCCTGTTTGGCGGTTCGTGGACGCAATTGACAGACCGTTTTCTGATTGGTGCAGGTTCCAGCTACGCCGTAGACGAAACAGGTGGCGCGGCAACGGTTACGCTGTCAACAAGCCAAATCCCAAGCCATAACCATGAGTTCCAATACAGTACGAACGGTGGTTCTAGCTGGTATGGCGCGACCATGGGCCGAGATGGTAGCTATAGTGATACGCCGTATCTTGGAACCAAATCCAGCGTTGCGGAATTCGCAAGCTATCAAGTTCGGGTTGGTAAAACAGGCGGCGGCGGTTCTCATAACAATATGCCGCCTTATTTGGCCGTTTACATGTGGAAGCGCATTGCATAACGGAGGTATTGTCAATGAAAGTTTATGATAATAACGGGTTGGAAATAACCAACCCGGATTTTTCACTTGGCCGCATTGTCCCAGACAAGCGCCTTGTTGCCCATCATCCGGCTGTGGAGGCTGTTGAGGAAGTATGGCATTATGAAGAAATCGCAGTATACCCCAACGGGGGAAAGGATTTCGCCAAAATCGTTGACGTTCCTGGTGTCGAAGCTGTTGACGCTTGGGATGAATACGAAGATATTCTGCGATACATTCCGTATACCCCGGAGGAACTGGCTGAGATTGAAGCGAACCGGAAGCCGTCAACCGAGGAACAGATTGCAGAACTGCGCGAAGCTCTTGATATGATTCTTTCGGGGGTGACTGAATGAGTCCTGAACTGCGTGCAAAAATCATTGCTTACAATAGATCAGCTGCAGAACGTGCAGAAAAGGCCAAAGACCTTGATATTATCATTTCTGCCGTCCTCAAACTGGCGCCCGGTCAGGTCAAAAAGTTTTTCAACGACGATTCCGTATTGGCTGTATTGCTGAAATACGGCCTTTCAGAAAGTGAGGATACGCAATGATTCACAGCACATACGATGTGTATGTTGATGTTGGGCGCTTCCATTATATTCCCCCGATTCAGATGGTTAATAATGGCAACGGACACCATCACAAAATTGCTTTTCACCTGTATGCTTTCGGTTTTGCAAAATACATTCCTGCAGAATTTGAGATTGAGGCGCATTGGCGAAACCTCAATGGCATTTTCGGTGAATATCAGCAGATTGACGGTGTTAACGCCTACACCATCAACGGCAACGTTGTAACGGTGGAAATCCCACATGAAGTCATTTGCAGTGAAGCGCCGGTCATGTTTAATATTGACGTTCAAACCTCAGACGAGTCAAAGCAGATATGTACCCCACCGGTCATGCTGAATATCGCTCAGTTTATTCCGCCACCCTATGATCGGGAATTGGCGTGCGACCCGTACGTTTTTGCACAGGTTTCCGAAATCACCGAATCTGCCACCAATATCAAGGTTGTAGTCTGCGGCATCAACGAAGCATTTGCACGCAACCTCGCGCTGGAATATGTCATGCGCCCTGTTGATGACAATACGCCTGTATCTATGCCCATTGAAATCGGCAGTTTCGATTTGGTGAATGGCCATGTCTACACCGTAGAAGTTCCATTCACTTCAGATTTTGAGTATCACGCTGTTTTGACCTACACGACCCCGGAAGGAACCGAAAAAACCAAGGAAAGCACATTGAAGTTTGCTGTTTGTTCAAAGTGCGGCGGCATCCATTCTTGGAATAAATGCTGTTGACAGGGGGGTGACACTGACGGAAAGCATTGTCACAGCTATCATCACCGGCGGCATCACCCTTGTTGGCGTCCTGATTGCCAACAGCAAAAGTCAAGCAGTCATGCAAACCCAGGTTGCAGAACTGACCCGTGAAGTCCGTGAACATAACAACTTCGCACGGCGAATGCCCGTTGTCGAGGAGCAGATCAAAGTCATCAATCACCGCATTGAAGATTTGGAAGGCTACCACAAGCCCCCGAAGAACTAAGGAGGAACGTACATGCTGGAATATTTCGTTTACTGCTACGGCACCGAATTCATTGGCCTGATTCTTTGCGCCCTGTTCGGATGCCTGGGCTTTGCGGCCAAAAGGATCTATAAAAGATACATTGACAAGCAGAACGGATATATCGATATGGATATGAAAATTTCCATTGCCAGAACTGCCGCCAAGTTTGTTGAACAGGCGTGGAAAACCATTCACGGCCCGGACAAGCTGGCCAAGGCACTGGAAACCGCTGAAATCCTGTTGCGGAAAAAGGGTATTCCCTTTGATGCAGATGAAATGAAAATTCTGATTGAAGCGGCTGTGTCTGAATTCAATGACGCATTCTGCAAATCCGATGTTCCCGATCCTGAGAAAGACACCGTCATTGGTGGATTTGCTGCGTAAATAGAATGAACCCCTCCCCAACCCGGGGAGGGGTTTTCTTCGTTTCTGGGCCATTACAATTTCATTGCAATTTCCGGTTTTCAGCGGTGGTTTTTGCCTATCATTTCCGAACGTTCGTTCTCATATTTAATAATATGAAAGTTCAGAGTTTCCCGGCAAATTCGGAAAAGGCAGTAAAAAAACCGCCATGGACGAACATCCACGGCGGTTTCCAGTTGGTGCGAGAGATGGGACTCGAACCCACACGGCATAACCACACGCACCTCAAACGTGCTTGTCTACCATTCCAACACTCTCGCGAACATGCTTAGATATTATAACCAGATCTGCACTATTTGTCAA